TCTTGATTTTCTAAAATCACAGTAGTTACAGCTCTTTTATAAGCATCTTCGATTTTTGGCAAATCTGGATGTTCTAGGACTGGCTGCCACTTTTCCTGTAAGTTTTCAGTAAGATACATTTTTATCTCTCCTATATTTACTAATTGTTAAAAACATTAATTCTATCTATTGATAGCCTTAAGGTTCTTAGATATTGCGGCTGTATATGCAGCCATAGCATCCGAACTTGCTTCAACAGCAGGTTCATTCGCCGCCACAGAATCAACAGAATTTTCTTCTATTACTTCTGATTTTGTTTTAGGGAAATAAGATTCTTTAATAGTCTCTAATTTTTCCTTAAACTTTTCAGCACTATCGAACTCAACATTCTCAGCCATAGAGATAAACTTCTCTGTTTCTGTATCTGTTAAATCTTCAGATACTTCAGCGATTGTTTCTCTCTTATTTAACTCAGAAACTTCCTTAGTTAGATTTACATTCTTTTCAATCTGTTCGTTAAGTTTTGATTCTAAGTCTTTTGTTTGATTTGTTAAGTCGTCAAGCACATTGTACTTTTCTTCTGGAACATCAATGTAATGTTCTTTGAATAAAGATTTAAGACCAGTAATGAAATCTTCAGCGATTTCGGTACGAATACCTCTTTCTACTGCGAGTTCATTTTCTTTCATCCATTCTTCAACAACATAGTTTAGATACGAATCAACTTTTTCAGTCATCGCTTCTTTTATTGTTTCAGTTTCGTTTGAAAGTTTTTTCTCATACTGAGCCTCAAGTACTTTAACCTGTTCTTGTATTCTTGTCTTAACAGCAGTCTCAAAGATTGTTGCAGCCTTTTCTTTAAATTCTTCAGAAAGGTCTGCGTCTGTTGAAACTAATGCTTTAACATCATCAGATAGGTCAATATTCATTTCAGTAGATTCTTCTTTATCTTCAGCAATTTCTTCGCCTTCGATTTCAGCTTCTTCTTCTTTCATGCTCGCAGGTTTTTGGTCTTTTGGTAAAGATCCATCCTTTGCGTCTTTATTAACCTGGTCTGATACTTTTTTTACCTTGTCCGCAGCTGTTTGGCCATCAGGATCAGTAGGTTTAACTACTGCCTTGCCCAAATCTTCTCCGTCATTTTTAAGGTGAGTAGGTTCAGCAGGAGCTGCATCTTTATTTGCAGCGTTCGCCACTTCGTCTAACTCTTTTTTTACTTCGGTTTCAGACATTCGGTCTCTCCTTATTAAAAATTAATTAATTTTTTTCTTACTATTATTTATACAAACTACCATCTTAAACCCTACGCTTTTCAACAAAGTCCCGTAGGTTTATAATTTCTTGATGAAGTCTTTGAAGATATCTGCTTTAACTGTTGCCAATTCATGACGTTTAGTTTTTTCGATTTCTTCTTTATATAGTTCAACTTCCATACTTTTCAGCACTCCGTTGTCCCATACCCACTCTTTGCCTTCCATTATACCTTCTACGAAAGCGTCAGGCGCTGAGGGGTCTGCGACTATATCAGCCGCGGTTGCAAGATAGAAATCTTTACCCACAAGATTACGTCCTTGTGATTGTTGTATAGATCCCATACCTCTAGATGATACACCTAATACAGCACCTTCGTCAATAAGATTCTTAACGATTTTACCATATGGTGTATCCATGATTTTCGCTTCGCCAATGAAGTTTTTACCTTCAGATTTTAAACTAGTAATCATGTGTGAAACTCTTTCGAGATTCACAGTTGGTCCGTCAGGATGTCCTAACTCACCAAAAGCTCTTCTTTTATCAATAAACTCTTTTGTATATCTTCTTACTTCTCTTGCTAAAGTTTCGACAGGATAAACTCGACCATTACGGTTCTTGATATCTGCCTGCATAAAGACACCCTTAATTTTGTAATCTTTCTTGCCGTTTTTTTCTTCGGTCAAGACTTGGACATCTTCGATTGTTTCTGTAATTAGTTTCATTTCTCCACCTTCTCTTTTTTTAATTATCTTATTTCTAAGATTATTGTATAGTTATCTCCCGACACAAACCCTTTTGTTGATAATAATATATCACCTGCTGGAGATGTGTTTGCTGTTAATGTTGCGTTATTAGGTATACTATTACCAGCAACAAAGTAATCATGAAAACCTGTGCCTGAGAAAAATCCTATCGTTGCATTAGCAGCACTTGTTCCACTACCTGCCCATAATAATTCTACACCAGATTTACCATTTGTAGTATTTACAGCCCAATATATTTTTGCTAAAACTCTTTCTGCGTTCTCTGACATAAAATTCAAAGCACTAGCATCCATTTTTGTTACAAGTGTTTCGCCAGAACCATCACTAATATTAGTGAACTTCATAACTGTTTTAACACCAACTGTATCTACAATAGTTTGTGATGTAACTACATCTGCCATTTTAGTTTCTCCTAAATTCTGTAATCAACAAATAACTTTCAACATTCGAATCAGTTGTTAGTTTTATTTGTTTATCATTTCCAAATTTTAACTGATCTGGTCGTAAACCATATTTACCATTACCAGTTAAACTCAAATCATCTGTTTCACTTTCAGCACTAAACTTTAAAGTTCCTGTGCCTTTAATCTGATAATAACATTCAATCAAATTTATTTTTGATTCGTTATTACCACTCGTTAATTTTTCAGCGTCAACCACGATTTGATCTTCTTCGTTACCGATACCCTTCGATTGCACTATGTACTTCGAAGTGGTATCAACAACCTTAGTGTTCGTAATTGTCATAGAAAATCCTATGCAGTAAATGCTTCGTCTTTTCTTAACTCGATAATTACACTACCAGAAGTTCCAAAAGCACTTAACTCTAGGTCTCCTGAAGTTGCACCAGTATTTGTTGCGTTGTTTTCAATTTTACCAGCTGTGCCATCATAGTGTCCTGTTCCAGCAAGTTGAATTGCCACAGTATCAGATGACGCACCTTTAAATTGTATCTGTACATGACCTGTATTGTCATCAGCAGTACCTTGCACTAACTGCCACCATATTCTAGTGATATCTAGTTTTGCACCATTAGCGTGACCTGCTAAACCACTTGCGTCAAGTATGTTTGAGTTAGCAGTAGTGTTATCATCCATATTTACCAGAACAGTAACTTTACCACCTTGAGCACCGCCACCAGATGATAACGCTGTATCTTTAAGTGTTCTTGTACTAATTGCCATTTTGTTTTCCTTACTTTATTGTTTCGTTATCAAAATAATCTTCTATATCAGATACTTTGACCCCTTGTTTTCTTGCCACCTGATTAATAATACCTTCAATCTTACCTAAAAGAGGATCAGGTGCTTTATCAATCATGCTGTAAACATCTCGAACTGCTGATTTTAACTTCGGAGATAATTTCTTAAACTCTTTAGTTCCTTCAGGTCCAATATACCTGCGCTCATTTACTTCAGTTTTAAACTTCTGAAACGTCAGGCTGTTCATTTGATTCCTCATCATTATCTATTTCAATAGATTGTTCAGGAGAATCCTGTTCAACAGGTTCTTCATCTTGAGGTTTATCACTCAACTGAGCATTTTGTTCTAAATCCTCTGTTTCATGAGCTGCGTTCAACCAATCATTTGCAACAGTCATTCTTTTATCATCTAAAGCACTACCTATCTTATCAGATAAAGCACTTTTAAATGCGTCTTGAGCGGCAATATTATCACCGTCTGCAAGTGAATCAACCATTGTTTTTACATTATCATTTGACATAATTAATTATCTCCTATATTTATATCGGTATCCTCGTTATCATCCTGCATATCTTGTCCTTCAGGAGCAGCAATAATACCTTGTTTAATCTCGTTTCGAATCTGACCATCTATCTCGATAATATCTTCATCACTTTGTCTTAATACATTCTTTCTAACGTATTCGACAGAAAAGTATTTACCGACATAAGGACTTACTTCATTTGCAAGATTTAATCTTTCTCTTAATATTTCTGCGTTTTTTAACTCAGAAAAATATCCATCTCTTAAATAATCATACTGTATATGTTCTTTAATACTAGACCAATCTTCAATAGTCATAATACCTTTTAGAACTAATTGTGTTTTTAATACATCATGAAATAATTGAGTGAATCTTTTTCTTAATCTTTGAACAAACTTAGTAAATTTAAGTTCGTCTCTTGTAATCTCAGCTGCTCTACCCATATTGAAACCGTTTTCTGATTCCATTCTAGAGATAGGAACATTGAGAGATTTGTATAACTTCTTTTGAAAATATTGTACGTCTGCAATCTCGCCAAGATTTTGACCACCTGCAAGTGTAGAAACTTCAGTACCTTTTGCACCTTCTCTACGAGGTAACCAAAAATCTTCGAGCATAGACATATGTTTTCTGTCATCTCTAATCTCACCAGTAGAAGCGTCATAGACAAGTTTGTTTCTATATCTTGCCATAACATCTCTAAGGTATTGTTCTGCTTTTACTTTTGGTAAATTACCTACATCAACATAGAATATTCTTCTTTCAGGTGCTCTTACTATTCTGTAAATAACAACAGCATCTTCAATCATTCTTAATTGATTAACAGGTTTTATTGCCTTATGTAAATGACCCATAACCATATTTTTAGTCTGGTCAATAATACCAGATGTAACATAAGTTATTGAATCAGTAGATATTTTAAGACCAGCATTTGAGTTTGCTGATGACATTCCTTTTTCATTATAGACAAACCACTCTGCGGTCTTTTCTATAATCTCTATACCTTTTGCACTTTTTGTATCTCTTTTCTTTGTTACCTCACGAACTTTTTTAATCTTTCGTGGGTCGATATATCTAATTTCTGTGAGTCCTTTTCTTGGACTAGTTGGATCTATAACTTTATGAAAGTAAATACGACCATCGATATAGAATCTTTTAAATATATCATGACCTTTTTCATCAAAGTTAAGTAAACTCATAACTTCATCAAATTCGTTACGAATTTTTGTTTTGATATTCTCCGAAACTGCTAGTTTATCTAGCGATATTGAGACTGACTGATCTCTATCGTCTGAGACAATAACTTCATTGATGATATCTTCAATTGCCATATCACATTCAGGGTGTTGGGCAACTTCTCTATATCTTTTAATTAAGTCAACATCATTCTTGGCAGTAACCTCCATATCGAGGTATTGACCAAAGTAGCCGCCTGCTGATATGGTGGTTGTGCCATCATCAGGAGAAGGCACCGTGAAGGCTTGTTTTGCTTCAGCGGGCTTCTCCCTTTCATCTGATTGTCTCGTTATTTGGAAGCCAAGTAATTGTACCATATTATATTTTCCTTATAACTTATTATTATTATTATGTAGTAGTATCTGTTTCAAAATACTGATATGTAAATGAACAGCTGAACTCCTCAATGGTATTATTAGTACCATAGTTTAGAGCAATATCATCTAGAGCAGTTGGGAATGCACCTCTTAAAGTATAAGATTTAAGAGTACTTCCGTTTCTATCTAAATGATCTACGAATATATCAACTTGATAATCTGAAGGATTAGTTAACCCCTCGTTATCAGTCATATTATTCATCCCGTTCATCCATCTTTCTAGACCTCTGTAAATTAAGAAGTCTGTATCATTTAATACAGTAATAGACCATGGATTAAATGTTCTATCGCCGACTAAGTTTAGTATTCTGCCTCTGAAGTTTACAGGAACAGTACCAAGATTTTGTCCAGGTATTGATGTAGCATTACATAAGAATGCTAATGTTGCTGTTTCTCCACCAACTGCTGAGTATCCAGGAAAAGGTAAAGTTACCTTAAACTGATTAGCTCTTGCGCCACCGCCTTTTAGTCGGGCTTTAAAGTCATTTATATTTGCCATTGTTTATCCCTCCTATGCGCCTGCTACTTCAGAAAAGGCAACGCCTGTTCTTGTAGCAATAAAGTTAAGTTGAATGAAGTTAATAGAACGAGCAGGTTTAACAAAAATGTCAGCCCTAAATTCGTTTCTATCAATAACGTCTCCAGTATTATTTGAATCATCACAAACAACACTA